CGCGGCGCCACCGGAACGAATCAACCGAAACGGTTCCTTTGCTGGGGTTAGACCCGCCGCTACCGACGAAGGCAATCGTGGATTGCGTCCACGAAGACGGAATATAGCGATGCATCACGTACCAAGAAACCCCATCCGAAACCATCGTAATAGATTCGGATTGCGAACAAAGTTTCCAAGACAACGTTCCATCCGTAACCAAAACAACGTTAATTGAGCTGTCAGCTTTAATGATGGTGTATTCGTGCCCGTCGAATTGTGGGTCCGTCGGGTCATCTAAAGTAATGGTGATGGCGCCGCCACCGGCGTTAACCCGAAGCACGTCCTCATTAAAAACCACCGTGTGGTTTGAGGTTTTAGTGTAAAGAATTTTGCGCCCGACTGCGCCAAGCGCCAGGTTTTCCCGTTGGACGGCATCGTCTTGAATCATGGAATTGTCGATGGAGTCAGGTCCAGGGACACCGCCACCGGAACCGCTTCCGCCAATGTAACGCCACTCGCCGCCGTAATGGCAAAGGAGTGCGCCTTGATACGGGGCAAGCGTGATGTTGTCGCCAGACGGAAGAAGAAGGCGGTCGCCAACGGTGGCGGCAGGGTCATCGTGGAAAAGCAAAACGTCATCTACGGTGCTTGCGTTGATGATGACGATAAACTTTCCGTTCTCGCCATCGACGATTCCGGACAAAACGTTAAGCGAACCGCCCGGCAAAACCACGACGGGAACGGAAGAATCGAGGTCCAAAATGTTGCCGCTGTCCGATTCGACGCGCAACGTTTTGATGAACGAATCAGGTTCGTCGAAAAGGTTTTCCGACAAAGCGTCCACGCGTGCGAACAAAGAATCAGGGGCGCCCGAAGTCCAAGACGGAAGCGCGTCTTTTAAAAGGTTGATGGCTTTGCCAACAAACGAAGACATCGAATTGAATTCGCGTTGCGCGTTTTCAATCGCATCGCCAGACACGGTGTCCGCATTGTCCAAATCAACTTTGCCCACGGTGGACGTGTCTTGAGTGCGCGACATGAAGGCCGCGTTAAACGTCGTTTGATTGGCGAGCTGCCCGTTCGTGACTGCCATTTAGGAGACCTTTCTTAGACGGATGATTCCAGTCTCATAGTAACCGTAAAGCCCTTGGCCGTATAACTCGGAAAGTTCAAACGCCGTGCCCGTGCTGTCCTGCGGCGTAGCTTCGAGTAACACGTTTTCGAAAACGTTTCGGTCTTCCGAATCCAACATGAATTCAAACTTGGCTTTTGTCGTGGCGTATTCAAGGAAAGAAATCAGGTCTTCCACGCCGGTTGGATTGTTCCGGATGGGTCCCCAAAACGGTTGTTCGATGTCGGTGGCAAAACGAATATTCATTTCGATGAACCGACGTTCACCAAACTTGATGACTTCGATTTCACCAGACGCCGATTCATTGACGGTGGGGTCAATGAACTGCCGATTGTTCGCGGCGGGCATGAAGTCCTGCGGCCAAAACTGACTCACGTATTCCGAACCGGAAGCCGAAACAGAAGTGTAGGTCGTCGCCCCCGTTAAATCCGTAACACCCGTGAACCCCAGCAAATCGAACGCGTGAACGCCGGAACGGGTTCCGGTTGCAACTAGCAAACTGAAATTGCCGGTTGCCGAAATGGTTACGCGGCGCGTGTCGCGGTCGACACTCACGCTGTAAATTTCCGTACCGGTTTGGTTCAGCGCCGATTCAACGGCGGCCATTAATTCGGTGAGCGTGTAGTCGGCCACCGGAATGGACGCCTGCAATTCCGCGCCGCCTTCGTTAAAGTCGATGGCGAAATTGGTTTGGTCCACGTTTTGCCCGTAATAAAAGGCCACATAAGTTTTGCTCATTTACGCCCCGAACACCACGGCTTGTCCGCCGAATGCTTCACTGATGACTTCTGCAAGTTCTAATCCGGTTTGCCGCCGGTCAAGGATGTTGCCTTCAACGTTCACCACGACGTTCGGCCCGCGTTCCACACGCGATTGCCCCACGTCGGAATCCGCCGCCGCTTGCACGGCGCCGCCGCTAGACCCTTGAGAGATTGCCGAACCGGTCGAGTTAGAAGAACCGCCGCCACCGCTTCCGCCAGCAAGCGCCTTAAGCGCGCCGCCGATTGCGATAAGCGCGATACCTGCGACCACGGCGCCAACGCCGGTAAAGGCCACAAGAGATTTCTTCAAAGCCTCAATGGCGATACCGGAGAAAAGAATCGTTTTACCGATGCTAATGGCCAAATCGCCAAGGGACCCTAAGAGACTTTTGCCGAACGTTTTAAACGCCGACCCGCCTTTAACCAGGGCCGCACCGAATGCCGCAATCCCATTCGTCGCCGAATCAATGAGGAACGTTTGAATGGCGTCATTGATTTTCTTAAGCTCAGCTTCGAATTTATAAGCGACTTCGGCGATGCCGTTTTTCATGTCCTCATAAACAGGCTTCAGCGTTTCCGATGCGGCGGTTACGGTAGCAATCACCGTGTTGATGGAACCAACCGCCGCCACCGTGTTGTCCGCCACGCCTTGGCCAAGGTTCATGATGTTGGTCATGTATTCGGAAATGACCATTTTGGAACCTTCTAAGGCACCGGCGAAATCCCCAGAAAATGCGTCATAAAGAACAGATGCAACGCCCCCAATGAGGGCGCCCATAGACTTAAACCAATTGCTTAAAACCGTAACGGCAGGAACCACGACATAAGTAATCGCCTTGGCAATGTCCAAAAACGTTAAAACCATGGGGCGGAGCACGTCTTTGTTCTCCGCCCCCAATCCTTTTACGCTTCCAGTTAGACTAGTGATGCCCCCCACGATTGCCTTGAACAAAGCGGTGATTGCAGGACTGCGGACAATGAACCCTCCCAGCTCTTCCAAAAGATTTCCGAACGCGTTCTTAAGCGCGGTGATGCCGCCCGAAAACGTGTTCAGTTGTGCTTCGGCTTGGCCGCCGAAACGCGATTGGATTTTGTCTAAGGCGGATGCGAACTTTTCCGAATCAGTTCCGGCCTGGTTAACCTTGATTCCGTATCGTCCTAATGCAGCCGTATTACCGCTGGCGGCTTTCGCCACCAATTGGAAGGCGGACTGTACGTCAATCCGAAGGCCAGCAGCCAAATCAAGAGAGGCTTTAGTAGCGTCCTTAAGGCCTTGGCCAGTGAGGCCACCAACACTAACGAGGAGCGATGCATTCGTTTGGATAAGATCATCAGCAACCCCCGTCGTATTTTGCAACGCTTCGGCGTAATCGGTGAAATCGGAAACGGCTTGTTTGGAAAATCCGCCGACCGCCGCAAGCGATGCGCCGAATTGGTTGATGGCGTTTTGTTGTTCGGATGCCGCGCTGACAATTGCCTTAACGGAAAACGCGCCGATAAGACCGGCGGCGATTCCAGCGAAAGCAGTTTTGAGGCCGCTTAAAGAACTAGAGAATCCCTTCTCGAATCCGTCGCCGGATTTTTTACCGGCCTTGGCGCTCTCCGCTTCGGCTTGATTCAATTGGGCGGTGTAGGTTTTCCCGTCCAGAACAATTTGTACTTCAATGTTATCAGCCACGGTTCCCGCCCATCATTAAACGCGCCAATTCTTCCATCGAATGGATGGGGCGCTTTTCCTTGGTTTCAGGATAACCGATACCGTAGATTTTTTTGTGAAACGATTTACGGATTTCCGTCTTGTTGTGCGGATGGTCCGCAATCGCCATGGCCAGGAGAGCTTCCTGCGCTTCGATTTGCTCGACGGCTTTGAAGTACTCGGCAGCTAGACTTGCCTGCATCTTTGAAATCTCCCCATGTCCCCAACCGAAGAAACGGGCAAGTCTAGCGAATCGGTAGATTTTGCCGCTTAGTTTTTTTTTGTTCCCGAGACGGTATCAACAATCAAACGCATTTGATCGCTCGTCAGGGAACGAACAACGTCACGCGGTAAACCCAGCGAAACCAAGAATTCGATAACCGTTTTGACTTGGCCAGCGCCCCCCGCAAGGGACGCTTCCATGTCTTCTAAGTCCCCGGCGGTCGGGGCCGTTAAAGCGTATTCGACGCCTTTGATTTTAACTTTGACGTTCGAAACTTGTTCTTGGATTTCCAACATCGGAAAATCCTAATCTTAGTATTGGGTCCAGTCACCAAACGCCATTTTGTTGATGGCGGCGGGAACCTGCGGGTCCGGGAAAACGCGGACGGTGAACGTCAAATTTTGGGTGTTTTCACCGCTGAAGTTGATTCCGTCAAAAGACAGATACGCCTGCCAGAACATCAAGTCGCGGGACTTGTCCGACACGTCGAGTTGCGTCGGGTGAAGGACCAAACGTTTGGCTTGCGAAGTCGCCTGAAGGAAACGCTTAGTGTCGCCAAGGCCAACCAGTTCGGTGCCACCGCCAGGGGTGATGGAATCCCAACCGAATTGTTTGATGACGTTTTCACGAACCACGGCGTCGTTTTGTTTCAGCGTCAGGGTGAATCCGGACAGGTTGTTGCCGGTGCGGATACCGCCGATGATGTCGGTGCCGGTTTGTTGCGCCGTGACATCGACGATTTGTTCTTCAAATTCCAGTTCAATGTCGCCGTCAATGTAACCAAGCTCCACGATGGAACCTTCGGACACTTCGGCCACGGTGAATCCGGAAGTCCCAGCGCCAACGGTTTGGCTTCCAAGGGACGCGCTTTTAATCGTCACGACCGAACCGTCGGCGGTCGCGCCAACCAGGGCCGGGGAGCTATTCAAAGCGGTTGCGATGGCGGACGCCACCGTGGCCGCCGAAGCTCCGGTCGTTAAAGGAACGACGATGGCCACGCTTCCGCCACCGGGGGCGGGGTCAACGGCGCTACCGCCCGAAGTGTTGAACCAAGCGTGGTAAAGGTCGCCATCGGAATCGGTCAAAGTGAAGTAATCACCGTCAAGGGAGTCAGCCACGTCGGCGGTTGCCGTAACCGTGTTGATGGCTTGGCCACCCAGGTAAACGTCAACGGCTTCAACCCGGATTGCAGATACGTCTTTTGCCATTTTATAAATCCCCTCTTAAGTGGTCGCTAGAATTACGTAGGCGGTCAAGCCAATGCTAGCCACCACGATATTGTCGTTTGAATCATTGATAGGCGCAAGGGTGATGGCACCCAGGGTGATGTTTTTCACCGGTCCACCGATGCGTTGTGGAACCGAAAGCAGGTCCAGGCAAATCCGGTCCACGCTCACAAGCGCCGCGTCCATTGCATCGGACGGATTGCGGAAACCCTTTTGCCAAATGCGTATGGTCGTATCGAGGTTCACTTCTTGCGCGTGCATGTTTTGCCGCACGCCTGCGCCGGTAATCGTCTCTAAATGGAACGCCTTTTGAAGGCGGGTCGCGGGAATGTTCTCAACGTTGAACGCGTCTTTCCATTGCTCAAACCCTAAGCCCACCATGCGCTGGGCAAGGAACGGCCTGAAAGACGCAAGACTCACCGCCGCACCACGTTGCCAGTGCTTAGCTCCAGGTCCACCGTGTAATCCGTATCGCCGTCGTTATCGGCATCAAGGCGCAGCACCACGCGGGACCGCGCGTGCAAGGCTTCCTTATCGTAACGAATCGCCTTTTCCCGGAACACGTCATCGCTGGCGTTTGAGATGCCTTCGAAAATAATCCGCAGTGCCGTGTACGTTGCCCACGCATTTACTTCTTCGATGTTGGAAACATCGGCGGCGGTAAACGGAGTGCGATTATAAGAAATGTAACCTTCGCGGTCTAACCATTGAAGGATGACCTTTTGGGCCCGGCGGTGGATATCTTTGAACGATGAACGGCCATCGGCCACCCATTTCAAAATGTCCGTTTCATGGAGCTGCAAATCGGAATCGGTTGAAAACAAATTGTCCGTCGCCGCCGTCACAACGTTGATGGCGCCACTCACCACAACGGGCGAACCGTTCGTGGTGATTTCAACTTGCGGCGCCACTTCAGCAGCGGCGGAATAAGCCCAATCCAGGTACCAATCCCGGTAATCATCACCAGTCACCGTGAACCAATCGCCAGAAGAAACCGGACGGATTCTTACAAGCGTAATGGGCGAAGCTTCGCCAGAGGCAAAAGACTTCACCGCGCTAATGCGCGTCTTGTCCCCGACCTGGACGACAGGTTCAACTTCGATGACCGGGAAAATCATTAAGGCACCGGGTTAGGAACAAGCGCCGGAGTGTTGGTCAAAGAACCAACCTCGGTTGCAGGCGTAGGCGTTGCCGCCGGAACCAACAAATAAGAAACCGTTTGGGCAGGTTGCAGAATCATAAGACCCCCTTAGAAAAGAAAGGGGGCGGACGTTAAGCCCGCCCCGAATCACTTATTGCAAAGCGGCCTGAGGACGGACGAATTCCACGAGCACCGACATTTTGCCAGCAGTCAAAGGGGCAACCGCGATGCTGATGGAGACCTTCTGGTCATTAGCAGTGGCCGACACGTAACGGGGCAGCGCGGTGGAGAGTGCCTTAGGGGCGTCCACGGTGAATTGCGCGTTATCGAAAGCGGTCAAAGCCAAGTGACGAGCGGTCGAACCCAAGTCACCGATGGACACCGTGGCAGCTCCACCGGAGGCCAGCGTGGTGTGAACGATGGTGTTGACGCGCAACACGACGGCATCGGCAGGCAAAGGGGCGGAACCCGCCTTGGCCGAAAGGTCGATGTTGCCGATGGCGCCACCGTCTACGGCGAAATCATAAACGTATTCTTCAACGTGGTAGTGTTTTCCACCGACATATCCAAGTGCCATAAATCATTCCTCCTTAGGAAATCGTGACAACGCGGGTGTTGTCCAATTGTTTGATGCCGAACAAGGTGTCGATGTTCACGCGGGTTGCACGCAGACCGGTGGGCCCGAGGTCGTACTCGCGGATGTTGAGACCTTGCTGAGCGGCCATGGTCATGAACGACTTATGGAAGAAGTAGCTCACGTTCCCGGCGGTCGTGGTGAAGTGGGGGGTGAAACCCAAAAGTTGGGTGGGCACTTGGCCGGTTTGCAACGGAGCTCCGGTCAACAAGAAGTCGCTGGAGGTGAAGCCAGTGATGTTGAACAAGTCGTTCCATTGGGCGGCGCCAAGAACCATGTGGCGGTCGCTAAGGGGAACGTCTTGGGCGTCCAGAAGTTCTTTGGCTTCTAGGATGTCCGCAAGACCCAGCGTGGTGCCGGAGTCATAAGCAATTTGATGGTCCGGAGCAGACGCCGAAGGAACAATGGCGGCGACGATCAAAGACTGCATCTTCTTCATGATGGCGTATTCGGCCAACTTGCGAAGCTGAGTCATGGCGGGCAGGGATTGAATCTGCACGGTGCCGGTCAAGATGAAATCTTTTCCAACGCGGGAGTTGATGACCAACTCTTGTTGGGTCACGCCGATGGAATCGGCATCATTGGCGACTTCTTCGCCAATCAGAACGGCATCGCCGAATTCGGCGAAGGAAGTGATTTTAACCCGGTCGCCCAAGGAACGGATTTCGCCTTCCCAAGAACGGTCGATGATGGAATTGAACGGAAGTTCTGCGAGTAGAACGTCGTAGTAATTTTGACTCCAGACCTGCGGCACGATGGCCGACAGGGTGGAAGTGGTGTTGATGAAATCTGCCATTTATCCCCCTTGTTGTTTGTTAAACTGGGCAGCTAGCTCGGCGACCTTAGACCAATCTCCGGTCTTCTGTGCTTCCGCTTCTGCCTTCATGTAATCGGCCACCGAAACTTTCGTGGCCTCTTTAGGCGTAACTTCAGGGGCGCTTCCATTTACACGCGGAGCACCCTTTGAACCAAACCAATGGGGCCGCAGCATTTTCATGCGTTCCGCCTCATCCTTGGCACCAACCACAACGTATTCTTCATTCGCGTCCTGACGGACAATGAGGGAGTCAAAAGTCAGAAGTGCCAAATCGGGCAAAGCCTCAGTTCGGATTCCAAGCTTCAGACATTCATCTTTAACGGCGTCGATACGAAGTTTACGGACGTAGGAGAGGGAGAAGTTTTTATTCTTCTGCCGTTCTTCTTCAGCTTCACGCTCTTTGAGTTCGGCGAGTTTTTTCCACTCTTCCTTCTCACGTAAAGCCGCTTCGTCTTTCTTCTTCGTTTCCTCCTCAAAGCTTTGGGCCTTCAACTTGTACTTAACCATGTCCGCTTTCATGCGCTCATAGTCTTCGAAGCTAACGGTTTTAGGCAAAGGGGTGGGGTCAACGACGGTATCGCTCATGAATTTCTTCCTTCAGGGCACGGCCCTTATGGTGGGGGCACGGCCCCCGCTGAATTGTTTTGATTGATCTAAGGACGAATCATCTACTTAGACATACGTAGAATATCACGAAGCGCCGAAGTGTAAACATCGCGGATGGCTTTTTGAATTGAGACGGCAAACTTCCGGCCATGGGTCGGCACCATCGGACGCGCTACGATGGTTTCGGTTCCGTCTTGATGCGCCTTCGCACGCGTCATCACGTCTTCGGGAGTGTCGCCCGCCCGGAATCCGTAACGAAGAATGCCGCCTTCGCCAATCCACGTCTTTAAATACCGAAGCATTTTGCCCGTTAAATTTAGATTCACCGGGCGTCGCGGTTTCCGGTTGCCGGGGTAACGCTCCTCATTGAGGTACTTCGCGTAACGCCCATCGCCTTGGAGGGGTGATTGCCCCGACGCAATGAGTCGCTTCGCATAAGAGGTGATGACCTCGGCCACCTTGTATTGAACTTTGCGGTCGTTCAATTTCTTCACCACGCCTTTGGCGTTACGGAAGTCGGTGCGAACGTTGCTCATAAAAGGTCCAAGAGGTCTTCGCCGTCCAGCATTTCAACCAAATCCGGAAGCCTAAGCACCGCCGTTTTAATGGACGCGCGCCCCGTTAGGTTTGGAAAGTATGCATTGAGGAACGCATAAAGTTGTTCGCGCTCCTGCGTTTTATTCATTCCCGCACCGTCAAGGAATTGCGAAAACCGTTCAAGGCGGTCTTCCGGAATCTCCACCGTATCGCCAAGCGCGTCTTGAATAATCATGTCCACGTCGCGCTGATACCGGCCAAGGGAATCCTCGGGCAAAAACCTGCGCGTTGGAATGTTCGAATCCCCGGAAAAATCGCAGTGCCCATCAGCTTTCCCAGCTTGCGCACCGAACACGCCAAGCTCAATGCCATCGGGGGTGATTCGGTAATCAAGCGCGTCTAGCATGTCGCCATCTAGTTCAAGGTTCGGCACCGGCGAGTTGCCTTGCGCCTGCTTGTACTTGGCGTAGCTTTTCGACAACGGCTTAAAGGCACGACCGGTGAACGGGTCGGTGCGTTCGGCAACCGACATAAGGATTTGCTCCTTTAGGAAATCACCGACCTGCTCTTTGATTTCATCCCTCAGCGTCGGGTTCGTCGTCGGAATCTCCAGGTCGATTTTCGATGCCGTCGCTGCTTTCGTCGCTAACGTCGTTACCTTCGCCATCGGGTGTTCCTTCCGTCGCCGTGCCTTGCATGGTTTGAATGGCCGTTTGTGCCGCCGCCATCTTTTCTTCCAGCAGCGCTTTCAAATGTTCGTCCGCTTCCGCGTCCGTTAAGTGCGGGTTGTCGCGTTTGATCAAATCAACCATCGTATCAAGACCAAGGTCGCGGCGAAGTTTAAGCACTTCAAGGCGTTCCTGTTCACTCATGATGGGTGCCGGGTCGGCAAAGCGAACCACAACGTTCGGGTCGCTAGGGAACGGAATCGCTTGGAGCACGTCCACCAAAAGTTTTTGGTCGGAATAAAGCTGATGCCACTTAGAGTAGATGCCCCAGATTTCAGGTTCCGCATCTTGGAACACTTGGCGTTGGTCTTCGATGTCTTCCATGGATTCGGCTTTGTCTAAAATCATGGCGATGCCGGACGCAAAGCCCGCCGTTCCGTTAAGCTGCGATGCCACACCGGAAGTCGAAAGGTTGTTCGTCGAAAGCAAAAGCGCCACGTACATTTCCACCAAACCGCGCAGCTCTTGAAGCGGGGGGTTTGCCGTGTGGAATGCAAAGCTGGGTTGAGGTTCCCCTTCTTGTCCTTTGAACGGCAAAAGCACTGCCTTGTTCGGACCCACGCGAATGTTACGCGGAAGGTTTTCGCCGATCATAACAATCTGGCCATAGCCTTGCGTAACGCCAACGTGGTTGATGTGGGTAATGAGCGCGTTGCAAAGGATTGCGCCCTCCACCAAATCGTCACCGCCAAGGGCCCAAAACGAACCGTCTTGGTCATCCGCCAGGTTCACGAACGGCAATTCCCCAATGGGGTTGTCACGCGTTTCATCGACGAAATCGCCATTGGCGTAACAAGTGAAATGGTAATTCTTAGACCAGAATTTAAATTCCCGGCGGTCCTCTTTGCCCTGGTCGGCGGGGGCGTCCGCAATGATTTCATCGCGTCCGTTCCCAAACCCATCCATCGGCGCACCAATGAATTTGCGCCCGTCCGGATTCACCACAACCGGCACGGGGCCAGGGGAAATGGGAGTCGGCGCGGATGAAATGGGCGAGAACGAAACGGGTTCGTAGTTAGAAAGAACCACGCACACGGCTTGTTCGCGCTGCTCGTAATGTTCCACCACGTCGTAAAGATACGGCGCAAGCGGTCGCACCTCTAACGTGTACTTGTCTTCATCGTCATCAAGGGTCGCACGCACGGGCGAAATCATGACGAGCGTATTGCGAAACAGTTTATAAAACCGGTTCGACTTCTTCATTTGGGAATTGAAGTCTAGTTCCCGCGCCGTATCTTGAAGCGCTTCGGTTTCGGTTTCGTTATCGGGAACGAAACGTTCGACGCCGTATTTGTAAACGCGCGCCAGTTTGTCGATGACCTTCCGAACAAACGAAATGTTCGAAAGCGCGTAACCCATTTCGGTCACGGTTGCCGAATCGAACTGCGCTAGGAGTTTCCCCACCACGTAACTTGAGGTGCGGTCCTTGTAACACTGGTAACGTCGGAACGCGTCGGCCTTCCGGACCTGGTTTTCGGTCGAGAGAATCTCATCAATGATTTGCGTGCGAACCTTTTGGTCCAGAAGTTCCGATTCTTTTTTTAACCGCATGGTCGTTAGGATAACAGGTTAGCGGACACGAACAACATGGGGCGCCATGGGTTTTTCACCAGACAGCGGGAACAGAATGTCGGTCATGTAATCCACCCCATCGGACGCGTGGGTTAGGCGCGGGTTCGACTTGTCCTTTTCCAAGGTGATTGGATTTTGCGCAACGCCCACCAGGTCCTTTTTAAACGACGGCATCTTTTCCGGGTTGAATTTAATGACACCCTTGGCCAAAAGGTTATTCATGTTCAATTGCCGCTTCCGGAAGGAAGGCGCCGCAAGCTTCATGCGAATGTCGGTGAACCCTTGGTTACGAAGAATGGTCGCGTCCGGAAGGCCTTTGGTGGAACGCGCCTTGGCCGCCGGGTCGGGGTAAATGGTTGTCGTTTCCGGACGGTATCCACGCGCCTTAAGGGCTTCGGTCATTTTCACCGTGTCCGCATTGTGGGGCAAAACGATTTCATCGACGCCGTACAGGTTCGCCCCGTCGTAATGCCAAATGGTCGCCGTCATGTAATCGACGTTGAAGTCCATGGCCACATGCGCCTTAAGCCCGGACATTGGGACCATTGATTTGTCTTCATTAACCGCCGGGTCGAATGCGTAATAGAATTGGTTCGCATTCATGTTCACCCAAAGACCTTTGAGATACGCCTGAAGCATTTTCTGGTCGTAGGCTGCCTCTAGCATGGGAATGTATTCGGCGGACAAGTTGTCCAGGTTCGCACGCGTGTCGCCGTAAATGACTTTGGTGGAAAGACCGACCGGCGGTTTCTCGATAAAAAATTCGTAATAGTCGGATGAGATTCCCTCGGGCGTTCCGACGCTTGCGATTTGGGAAACGACCGCGCGCTTGTCCCGAACGCGGCCCATGAATTCCCGATAACGCACAATAGGGCAAAGCGTTAACTCGTTAATCACGCCCCAACCCCAGTTAGGTCCGCGCAGTTTGTTTTCGGCGGACGCAATCCAAAGCATTTTCTTCGTCCAGGGAAACGAAAAATAATGGTCGGTCTTGTGATACTCGTAACGGATTTTGTTCGATTCAAGGATGTCTTCAAACAGCGGAAGCATGTCGCGTTTGAATTCCCCATAGGTCGGACACATAAGGCCGCCATGTGTACGGCGATTCAGAATCGAAAGGTCGAGCGACTTCATCACCGCCGCATAAGATTTTCCGCCACCAAAGCCCGTGGATAAATGAAGCAGCTTAGTTGTTTTATCCGCGTGGAATTCCCGCTGGTGCGCATTGCGCTTATAGCGGATAGTGAGATTCATGCGCGGGTTAAATCCGCCGCATCATGATGGCCAAGAACAAACAAAAACAAAGCAACACCAACACGTCAAAAGGCATCAGACCCCCCATTGCCGTGCAATTGCATCGGCCACTCTTTGCATCATAAAAGGCGGCACCGACATTCCGCAAACGTAACGGGCGCCAAGGGTGCCGAAGTTGTAATCGTCGGGGAAACTTTGCAGGCGCAGAATCTCCATGTCGGACAACATGCGCGGAACCTTCGGATGGTAAAGCGCACCGCTTGCGGCAACCGTTCCGCATGGATTCGCCCACGACAGCTTAACGTTATTGAATCCGTTCCCGTTGTTGTACGCCGCCATGGATTCACCAGGGGCAGCGCGTTTCCAAAGAGCGCGTGTCTCAGGCGAAAGTGCGTTGGCCGTTTGTTCGGGTAAATCGGCCCAAGCCTTTTGCACCGACACCACGGGTTCGCAGAAGTTGAGGGCAAACTTATTCCACTCAGGCGGTCGCGCGATAAAGAACACGCGTTCACGTCGCTGGGGAACGCCCATCATGGAAGCGTTCAAAAGGAATAGCTGCGTGTCGTAACCGGCCTGGCGGAACTTTTCGAAAATCTCTTTAACGTATCCGCGCGCGTTACCTTTGATGAGGCCACTCACGTTTTCCGCGATGACGACTTTCGGCTTCAGCTTCGCCGCAATGTCGATGAAGTCGAAGAACAAATCGTCCAACACTTGGACCGATTGGCCTTCGCGAAACTTAGAGGCCACGCCCCATTTCTTTTCACGCGAACCCGCCATGGAAAACGACGAACAAGGGGGCGACCCATCAAGGATGTCTAAATTGAAAAGCGCCGCCGGGAGCTGCTCGTTTGGGATGCGTTTAAATTCTTGCACGCCCATGAGGTAACTTAGTTTTGGCTTATGGTTGCCCCGATAAACGCGCATCATTTCCGGGTCGATTTCGACACCGCCGAGCACGTCCATTCCCGCGAGTTTGTAACCCATCGACGAACCGCCGCCGCAGTGGAAACAGGAAAAGACTTTCAGCGGCCCGGGGGCCGGAAGGTCTTTCAGCTTCCAAGGTCCGCGAACAAGCGGCGGTCTAGTTGAAGTCAAAGGAACACCTAGGGCAACGGTGTGCGAACTCTCGGAATTCTTCTTCGCCTAGTTCGGTCGCGCCGATGACTTCTTTCTTCAATTGTTCGGTGTTCGAACCCATGTGGACTTCGGGAATCTCAACGTCGCCAAGGCGAAGCGATGCCATGAAATCGTCGCCGAGGTCCAGGCGGATTTCCGCCAGCAGTTCGTCTAGGCCTTCGATGAATTCGCCAGCGATGGCGCGATTGTTAAGCGTGACGTTAAGTGCCTTTTCTTCCGACGGGGAAAGGTCCACTTCCACCACGGGGACTTCGGTCCACCCGATTGCTTCGGCGGCTTTCAAACGCTGATGGCCACTCACCAAAACACCCGTGCGTTTATTCACAACAAGAGGCTGCGGCATTCCGAATTTCTTCAGCGATTCGCAAAGACCTTGGAACGCGACGCCGGAAATCTTGCGCGGGTTGTACGTTGCCGGTTTGATTTCTTTAATGGGCTTATTCATCACTAAACTCGATTGCCTCAACGTCTTCTTGGTCAATGGACGGATTGTCGCGCCAGTTTTGGCAGTTCTTCATATAGAAAATCCAAACGGAAGGAACGGCGCCGGGAATTTTTCCCGCCATCATTGCGCGTCCCATTCCCTCTAGCCACGCACGTTGTGCGACCTTGGCTTTCCTTTTGGCTTCAGAAAACTCAGGATAAACGCGGCACCATTCATGCAAGCATTCGACGCTAACGCCGATTTTTCCTGCGAACGCCTCATAGGTGAAACCTTCGCGCGAATTATCAATGAGTGCTTCGCAGTATTCCGGCTTGTACTTAGTGGGCCGCCCCATTTTTTTAGTCGCCATCGCTTTGGTCCTCAGCCTCTTCGACGTTTAGAAACTCCGCGTGGTTTTGCCGAATGGTGGATTTCGCCAAATCGCTCATTCGCGCCTCTTCGGCTTTACGGTGAACGTTGGTGAGGAATTGGCCAGTCATTTGATGAACGACGTATTGCACGACTTCGGGCTTATAATTTTTCGGCGCCATGCCGATTTGCACAACGAGGTTGTCGATGAACACCGGAAGTCGTTCATTGGTCTTGAGCGAACGTTTCAGTTCGTCGGGAACCTTGGCGACTTTAACGGCGTCTTGATAATGTTTGATGACGGTTTGACGAAGGGACATTTAACCCTCCAACACACCGGCAGGAACGGGCGGCGGCGCGGGAACGGCGCGCGCGGCTTCGGCATTGCCGACACGCATCTTGATGACGCCGGAATGGTGATACACCACGTCGTGGGTGTGGAAGTCGTAGGCAATGGGAACGGCAACGTCGCGGAATTTGCCTGCGACCTTTTGTTTGATGATTTTCACCGGGGGTCCGCAGCGATAGGTGGCGGGTTTGTCGCCTTCGGCTTCGCTGATTAGTTCCATGACGTGGAAATGGCCGCCGATGGGCGAACAAGTGGTTTGTTTTTTCCCGTTGGAGTCGACCGTGTGGAAGAAGTGCTGATGGTCGACGGGAATCAGCGTGTCTTCGGACGGTTGCTGGTTATAGGACGTGTCGCGGAGCATTTTTGCCGTCGAGAGGACGAACAAGTCGTGGAAAATTTCCACTTGGCCCTTGAAGACGCGAGACGGTGCCGGGGCGGTTTCGGGGGAACGCTGACGTGCCATTTGAGGAATCCTCCATGCCCAAATCGGGCTAATGGAGAATGTTAGTTCGCACGTGCGAACATTAGAAGGCGCGCCGTGTTAATTGCGTGTTCGCATGTTCGCACGGCGGCGCCGGGGCTTTATTCTTCACCAAGTGGTTCGACGGTTAGGCGTGTGGACACGGTGTTTTTGATGCAACCGGCGGATTGAAGGGCTTTGAAGAGGGACGGGGACTTGTCCTTGATGGCTTTAAGGCCTTCAAGGCGTTCGGACGTGGATTCGGCGATGACGACTTTGAATTTGTCGGTCGTGTTGTGCGGGGCAGTCGCCATGACCTGAAGCCTAAGGGTTTCTAACGCTTCGTCGGCTTGTTTTGCCGCCTTCTTGGCCGCGACGAATGCGGATAAGAGGTCATCGAAACCGGTGAATGGCTTAGCGTGTTCCATTTGTGTTCCTTTCAAGGGCTAGTTGAAGTGACCGAAGGTATCCGTCCGGGTCGGGCGAACGTTCGGCGAACATGGAAGCAACGGCCAAGGCTTGCGGGTCGGTAATCATGGTCAGGATGGCCGTGAATTGTTCGTGACCGCGCGTCCAGGTGGCGTGGTTGTCCGAATATTCGTAGGCGAAGTCGTGTTGGAGGAGGCGTTCGGTTAAGGTCATTTGACCCCCAAGGCGGCGAGTGCATGGCGGTCCTCGTGGCAGCAATAACCAAGCGCCTTAAGTGCGGTCGCTGCGCGCTCACCGTTCTCGCCAAGGTCGGACTGGGCTACACGGTAGAGAGCGAATAGCGCCTTGCGGAGTGCCTCAGCCGGATTCTCCACGCCTTCCAGGGCGTTCACACATTGGACGATGCGTTCGGCGTTGGCTTCACGTCTTCCGGGCGGCGACAAATTGAGAGGGAACGGATAGGCGATTCCTTCCTCGTCGGCCCCAACAATCTCGGCTTGTTTGTACATTTCGAATTCGCCATGCGCGGCGACGTATTTCCAAGGTCCCGGCGTGTGTTTGCTCATTTGGCCCCCCGAACGGCCATGACGTAAAAATCATCTAACGCGTCATCGTCGGCACAATGTTCGGCAATCCACCCAAAAGCATCGTCTTCGGCGGTGAACACCATGGGCACGGCCACGTCCGGGCGTTCAAATTGGCCCTTAAAAGTGAGGACGTTTCCGGCCCAG